CTCACGCCAGCAGCCGTCAAACATTGGTGCAGCTTCAAACTGCTCTGGTGTTAGTGGTCGCTCCCAATCTGGGAGGTTCAAGCCGTGCTCGCCGTACCAGTCACGCGCCAATGTCCAGCAATCGCTAACAACCCATGTCCATTGCCGTCCAATCAGCGGTGCTTTGTAGCCACTTGGTTTGCACTCGCCCCATTTTTCAGTTTTGGGATTGACGATGTACCAAGGCAGACCGCTGGCTTCACATGCCATCAGATCAGGCTGGCTCGGCGTTGGTGGCGTTACAGGGTGCGAGTGAATAACAGCTGCAATCTCTCCTTTGTCCTCTGCAGCGGCATAGTCATCTGGGTCCAAAATAAATTGCTCAGTCCCAGTGCTGAGGTTGCGGCATGGCACATAATGCTCGCGTCCTTTGATGATCACCAGTAAGCCGCACGCCTCGCGTGGATCTTCAGCTTTTGCGTGATCAAGAGCAGCAGTGCGCCAAGTCATCCGAAATAGGTTCCAATTCCCGGATAGCTGCCAAACGGTAATTCAGCTGTCTGCCCAAAGTGCGCCTTGCAATCAGTGACCGTTTTAAGGCACGTTGGCAGTCCGCCTGTATAGCCACATTCAGTTGACTTGTATTCCCACTGGCAAATGTTGGCGACGCATTGACGTTTAGGTGCTCTGATACCAGCAAGGTCAAATGCTGCGGCAAGCTCAAACTCAACTACGTCACGATTTTCAACCGTTTTGCGATCAACGTAGTAAATCTCGCGTGGAAACTCCGCCGTAGGGTCTGGCGTCCCATAGGGATTAGTTCCTTCGCCGCTTTGTGTAAATAACGGATCACCGCTTTGCGTTACTAGCAGATCACCAGCCTGTGTTGTGAGGTTGTCGCCGCCTGGAAAGTTTCTGTTGTCGATATAGCGTGCCAGTGTGCGGATGCGGGTTATCTTTGCGCCCTCCAAACCGTCAGGCAAAGTCAATAGCAACGCAGTGATCGTACTCAAAATGTTGCTAACGCGAATTGTTGGTCGTGGTAATTGACCGTTGCCGCTGTACTCAAAACCATCGGCTTCAATCGGAAATGGCGTGTATTCATTGTCGTTCCAGTAAACGCTGCCATTGTTGTTAAGACTGGTGCCAGCATGAAAGCGATACAAATCATCGACACCATGTTGCGTCGTGTTGAGCTGTAGCTCAAACAGCTCAATAATCGCGCCAGGTGCAACTTCCTGTAAAGCTGAGACTGGTACAGTCATGGCTCAAATACTTGCCGGAATGTTGTCGTAATCTTGCTGCGTTGGAACTCATAGATCTCGCGGTTCCAGCTCGGGCAAATCCACTTGTACGACGTGCTGGTATCTGGCGGCGTCCAGTCAAAGCTGGCGGCATCAGCAGCGCGGGCATCAAGGAACGCTTCGATGATGTCGGCATCGGCGTCCGTTACATCAAACGTAAGGTTCCACTCCTTTGGGTTTTGATTTAGACCGAAGGTGACGCGCTGTTGGTAGCCGTCGCCAAATTGCGTCGTGCGAACCTTGGGCTCGCTACTTTTGCTGGCGGAATAAACCGGGTTGTAGCTGGGGAAGGTAGCCATCAGACTGCGAGCAAGCCTCCAGGACGTTTTTGTTTGATCAGTTCAGCTTGGACAGCAGCCGAGATGGCGCGTCCCAGTTGGTTGCCTTGCTGATCATTACCTTGGACGCTGGTGCCTTTTGCGTCCACATTAACCACGACACTTACGTTTTCACCAGCGCCAAGCTGGTTGTTAGGGACGATGGTGCCGGAGCGTCCGGGTACGAACAACTCGGGTCCGCGCTCGCCCACCATGTAAGGCATACCACCCGTGACGGGTCCGCCTTTTGCTTTTCCGGGAATAGGCACAAAATCAAGGAGGTTGGCGTCCCACTGCAACCCTTGTGAGGCAGTGCCCGCTGCACTAGCAGCGTTAGCGCCAGGGAATATCTTAAATATGGAGTTAAGGATTGTGAGCTGGATCCACTTGGCGATAATTTGTGCCGCCATATCGAGGAACTGGTCCGCAACACTTTGGAAGAAGTTGGCAAGCGCTTCTTGGGCTGTCATTGTTCCAGAAACAATGCCTTTGAAGGAGTCGCTAAACGCGGAGCCAATACCTTCGGCTACACGAATAGCTAAAGATTCGGTATCTTCAAGTTCCGCCCTAGTATTACTAATAAACTCTTGTATCTTTTTACCTGGAGCGTCGGCGATCACGCCGGCCCTTGCTTCTGCGGCCTTATCCGTAACTCCTGTGCGAAGTTTGCGTAAATCTTCTAAAGCGCTTTGTAGCGCAGGATCGTTAAGTTTTTCTAGTGTTTGAATCATGTAGTTTAATGTTCTTAACTGCGACTTCTCGATTTCATTAATAACTACTAACTGTTCTGCTAACTCAGGTTTAACGCCGCTACGCAACAAGTAACCGTATTCCCGCTCATAAGCAGCCCGGTCTTTTTGTGCCTTAATTATATCGTCTAACTGCTTTAGATTATCTAACTGAGGGCTAAGTAGACTTTCTGCCAACTTTATATCTTCAGCTTTAAGCCCGTTAATTTTTCGGAGTTTTTGGATTTGCATTTCATACGCAAGCAGTTGTTTGTTCGCTGCGGTTTCTTGACTGCTAGCAGCGCCTGAAGTATCTGTAAGCGTAGGTAAAGCGCCCATAGGTTGAAGAGCTTTAGCTTGCACTGAACTAAACGAGTTATTTACTTTTTTCAGTAGAGCATCAAACTCTCCGAGCGTAATGCTGGCTCTATATAGTGTAGTTTCATAGAACTGTAAGTCTGCCGGGGTAAGTGTACCGGGTTTGGCTCTTTCTTGCTCTATAGCGGCTTTTGCGGGAAAATATTCCACGCGAGCTGCGGTTATTTGTTCCTCAATACGGGCTCTAAGTATTGTAATTTGTCTACTAAACTCGCGCTTCGATACCTCCTCATTTTGCCGGCGAATTTGGTCGTTTATTCTAGCAATTTTGGTTTGGCTGTCTTCGTTTGCGCGGTTAATCCGCAGTGCATTGTCGTACTTATATCGCTCAATCTGTATTTGAGCTTTTGAATACTCCAGCTGTGCTTTCTCTTGCGCTGAACGAGCTTCTTCTTCAACGGCCATACGTCCAGCACGATAATTTTCAACGGCGGTCTGCACCGTGTTGATAATTTCTGCTTGCTCTGGATCGGCAGATAGTGCTCCTGTAACTGAGCGTTGTAACTGCCGTTCACGATCAAGTAGTTGTCGAGTCTTGAGTTCTTCTTGGCGAATTTTCTGTACATAATTAAGTTCTTGCTCGCGCATTCTCATGCGAGCATCTTGTACACGTCGGACTACTTGTAGATCAAAGTCAGCTTGTGCTCGCGCCGCCTCACGCACCATGTCGCGCCGCTGTTGGTCGTAAGCACGCTGCGCTTCCGCTATACGCTTATTGTTTTCTACAATAGTGTTGTACAACTCAGTGGCATCTTTAAGTAAAATTTGTTTTTCATTTTCTGCGAACTTTAAGCGCATCTGATTTTCTTGCTCTTGAGCTTTCTTACGAAGCTGACTCGTGCCGTCAGGAGCGCTAGCTCTAAACTCTTTTATTTCTTGTTCAAATTTTTTGAGGCGCTCTGCAGCATCCGCTTGTTTATTAAGTATTTCTTGTTGTACTTTACTGCTACCTAGCATACGCTCCAGGTAGCCGGTACGCACTTTTGCAAGCTGTACGAGGGTGTACTCTGCCTTGATTTGTTTATCAAGTTCAGCTAGCTGGTTTTCATACTGTTCTGTACCTTTTAATGACTGTTCGTATAAAGCGTCCCCAAGTTGTTTTGCTCCGGGGATGCGGTTAATTAAATTGGCTAACCCTGTTGCAAGCCCGTTGACAAGGAAAAATACGGCTTGTACCAGGCGTAACGCCGCATTTAGCGCAAAGATAAACGGTCCCGCAATAATGCTTAATGTTGTACCTATTGCTTTAGTGACGCCGGACCAGGCTTTCTGTAACTCATTAACAGCAGCCGCAGCTCCTTGTCCCGCAAGGCCGCCAACATCGCCTGTTTGTGCAGTTACGGCAGCGGTGGTTAGACGACGAGCTTCTGTAACATTGCCGATCTCTCTAGCAGCTCGTACCTGTTGTTCAAGCTCTGCAGTGAAGTAAACGCCTTCCTCTCGGATTTGGCTAAAGTTGCTTCCTACTGTTGCCAAGGTGTTTGCAAGACGCGCAGCTGCTAGTACCGCTTGATCCAGTGCTTGGCCTAGCGCACCACCGAGAATTTGGCCGCCAAACCCTGTCCCAACAAAAGACCCAAGTACAGAACCAAGTACACTGCCTGCACCACCTCCAAATAGCAGCGGGAAACCTGCCCCGAGTGCCAAATTTTCTCCCATCTTGCCGATGGACTTTTTCGTTCGTTCATAACCTGGTACTGGCAGCGGTCCTTCTGTCTTAAACCCTCCGCGAGCTGCACGGGCACGTTCGCGGATTATGCGAACGGATTTCTCAAGTTCTGTGTTGTAGTCTTTCTCAAGTGCGTTTTGTTTTTTCTGGAACGTCATATTTTCTAGTGCTGTCTCAATCTGTGCTTTACCCAACTCAAGGTGTAAACCCGTTGTATCCTTAATCTCCATTTGCATAGCGCTAGCCGCACCAATCACATCCTCAAATAGATTTGTCTGCGAATCTAATGTTTCTTTTACAGCTTTACCTAGACCTGTGTTACCCACAGCTTTACCTGCTTCATAAGTCGCTTCGGCGGCTGTTTTCATTGCAGGGCCGAACGCCATAGCGGCTACGACAGCTGCACCCATTGCAGTCGGGATATCACCTATTCCTTGAAGAATGTGGTTAATTATGTCTGGAACACCGCCGAGAGCATCGTTAAATGCTCCGCCGAGTTTTTCGACTGCACCAACAACTGCTTCGCCGGCAATGTTCTGTACTCCACTTAAGGGGCCTGTGTGCGCAGTCATTCCTGCAGCGACACCGCCGGCAGCAGCAGATACAGCTGCTGCACCTTTACCTAAGGCAAGTGTTCCAGCGGTAAGACCGCCTCGAATAAGGGCATTTTGCGTGCCTGTACCGATATCCTGTACTGTCTGTTTTACTTTTTCTGACTGTCCAAAAGTAACGGCATCTAAAACTGCATCGCGAACACGTTCTTCTTCGCGACGGCGCTCTCGTGTAACACGCAATCTTTCTTCTTCGAGCTGCACCGATTGGCGCAATGAATCGTGTCTTATACGAGCTATGTATTGCTCGGCTTCTCTAAGTTCGCTTGCCTGGCGCTGTAAAGCCTCGTTGGCTGTAATTGGGCCAATGGGTGCTGAATAAGCATCAGGTGCGCCACGCAATCTGGCGTACTGAGCCAGTCGGGCATTACGAGCCTGCGATGCGGCATCCTCTGCCCGCGATAAGTCGCGTAATGCGGCCGCTTGTGCAACTAACTCTTCCGTTAAACCCTGCTCACGAAGAATCTGATCCTCGATAAGGTCGTTTTGGCGCTGGCGAGCTGCGTTAGCTAGTCCGACGGCACGGACGTATTGCCTTACTGCCTCAGCCTCATCAGTCGTTCCAATAGTTACTCTATTCAAGTTTCTTACTGCTTCGTCTAAACTTCTATTGAACGAATTTAATGAAGCGTTAGGTCCAAATCTTCGTTGTGCTATTTCATCTAAACGCCTAGACAGCTCATTCGTTGTCGCATTTAAGCGATCTAAAGCCTGCTGACCTTGTATAGCAATGTTAATGTTTGCCGTGTAGTTCGAGGCCACTGCTGCTTTACCAGGCTTCTAGACAGTCTACGCAACAAAAAAGCCGCCGGGTTAGCGGCGGCGTTTGGCCTTTTCCAGTTCCTTTTGCTGGTCCTCGTTGAGGATGCTGAAGTAGGCGCTCCAGCCGAGTAATTCCTCGGCGGTCATCGTGGTCCGAACTTCGGTCAGGCTTAGGCCCAGTTCCTTGGCGACGCCAAATTGGAGCATGAGCCAGCTGTCCTTGCGGAGTTCGGCACTCAGGATTTTGGGTCGATCGGCTCGGCGTCGTCGGTCAAGATCGCCAGCATCAAGGCTTGGAGATCCTTGTCCTTGACTTCGTTCTTCAGCACATCCACTTCGCCGGCGCTGAACAGCTTGCTGCCGGATTCGTCGAGAGCCTTGGCGATCAGCAGTTGAAGTGCGAAAGCGTTGGCGTCGTCGGACTTGGCTTGTTTTTGGGCGCGTTCGCGCTCAGCCATCGTCAGTGGTGCCACCCACATTTCAAATGTGCTGCCGTCGGACAGTTCGACTACTTTTTTGACCGGCTCCAAGTTGGCGGCTTTGCGGAGGCGGTCGATTGCGCGTACAGGAACGGGCATACCAGTTCGTTGGGTATGGGAATAGTGTAGCGGAGTAGAAATAAAAAACCCCGGCGGTTAGGCCGGGGTCGCTGAACCTACTGCACCAGCAGACTATCAGGCAGAAGTGCTGAAGTCGAAGGTGGGGGTGCCAGCGGGGCGGAAGTTGACGGTCACAGATTGTGCATCGTCGGGGTTGATGTTCAGGCTGGCGGAAGTCAGCACTGCATCGAAGGCGATCGAACGGCTCAGGCTCTCGCTCAGGGTGCCGCCGCTGAAAACGCGATCGGTGTAGAGCTTGAAGGCAGCGCCGTTTTGCTGGCGCTGGAGCACGTCCTCGATCATGCGGTTGGACAGTGCGGCGTCTTCGTTGGTCATGTAGACCGTTGCGGTGCCGCTGCCATCGCCGAAGCCGCTGATATAGCTGCGGAAAGGCACGTACTGACCAGGGGTTTGACCAATGGTGGTTACGTCGATTTCAGCGCGACTGATCTCGAAGCTCCAGTCGCGGACTTGGCCCACAACAGCAAAGTCGGCGTAAGCGACTTGGAACTCGTTGGGGGCAGCAGCAGTGCCGTCGTCAGTGATGGTGATGCTGGCGCCGCCGGCGGTAGCAGACACCTGCAGCACACCAGTGGAAGCCGTGTAAGCAATCACGTAGTAGGTGGTGCCAGCAGAAATACCGGCGGGTAGGGTGCCGGTGCCGGAACCGCCGGTTTGGCTGTTCACCACGCTGAACTTGACGGGATCGCCGACTTTGAAGTTCAGGTAAGGAGCAACAGTAACTTCGTCGTTAGCGACGGAAACACCGCTTTCGCCGAAGGTGCCGGTGGTGCCGGCGGGCTTGTAGTAGAGAGCGCCGGA